ATTGTACTATCAATATATGGAATATCTAAAGTTATTGTTTTGGTTGCTTGGTCTACTGATTTTACTAATTGGATTCCATTGTATGAAGTTGTTCCTTTAATAATAATCCAATCACCGGTTGTTATAGCATCAGCGCCTAAAGGTAATCCTGGTGTAGTTATCATAGGATTGCCTGCATTATTACTTATTTGAGTTATTAAAACATTTTTACCTATAGGTTTTTTATACTTTGGTCTGAACCAAAAAGTAAATGCTCTATCATCAGTATCAGACCACCCAGACTTATATCTATATTTTACTCCTATTGATTTATCTGCTAATGTTCCTAATGCATAATGATATTTAGAAATGATTGTCCATTGATTATAAACATTCTCTTCTGTAATAGTCATCTTTTTATTTAAAGATCTTCTCACATAATCATTTGCTTGGCTACCTATAGTATTATACTCATCAGGTTTTCTAACATCTTTAAATTCATTTTCTCTTTCAACTCTAAACTTTTCTTCTACATTTGAAACTAATGCTTCAGTTGAGGCTTCAGCCGCATCTCCTAATACAGTATCTTCAAAACCAACATTTGTTCTTTGTTGATAAGTAACAAGACTTACTCTCCAATAAGATCCAGTATACATAAAATCATCAGCCTCTGCGATTGCATCAACCTCATACATTCTATTCATAAATTGTTTAAAATATAAATAGTCTCTCATTTGAGGTTTAGAACCAATACCAAAGACAGCTTCAAATGCAGATTTTACAATATGAATTTCAAACTGAACTGGAAAATCCATCATTAATGGATTAAAGTTTATATCTCTAGTAGGTAATTCATTGTCAGGAATCATGATTTTAATTTCACCTTCCTTAATAACATCAAATAAAGAATATTCCTTTAGGATAACATCTCTACTTCTTTGATCTGCTTTTGTTTTATAATAATCAACACAAAATCCAAATAAGTTACTTGCCATTGCAGATAGCTGTGTATACATTTGACCAGCTCTTGATATATCATAAGGATTCCAAGTATCTCCACAGCAATCAAATGCTAAGTTTAATGCGCCACTACAACCATCAACACCACCACAATCAATTTGGGGTATTTTACATATTACTCCACCATCTGTTACAATTTCTAAAGCAATAGAATTAAAAGTTAAAGTACAATCACCAACTTGAGTGTATCTATATTGAATCCAAAATTTATTAGCAGGATTTAAAACAAGCCCTTCTAAGTTGGCATCCGTTAATAGAGACCAATCAGAGTATGTTACACCATCTATTCCCCACCTAAAATCCTTATTATAATAACAAGAGGTAGTTTCACCGGTTATAGAATCTGTAAATCCTAATACTTCGGTTATATTTTCATAAGGTGCTTTAATACTAACTAATAGCTGATCGCCACTAGCATCAGTACTTGATCCAATTACTGCCATGTTATGAGTTTATTTGTTGGTCTTCTTTACCTTCTTTTTTCTTTGCCCAGATTTTATCAGCCGAAGCTAAACCTAAACCACCAATACATATTGCTGCTACTGCATTCACAATAGTAGGCTCTACTGGTTGGTCTGTGTATAGATTAATAAAAAGAGCTGCACATAATGATAAACCAGCAGTAATACCGATAAATCTTTTTGACGAAGGAGTACCTTTTTCATCTCGTAAAAGGCCACTTATCCAATTAATGATTTTTTTCATATACAAACATTATTTGTTTATATATTCATGTTCTAATACGGTGTATAATCAGTCTTAACTAAAAGTACAGGATCATCTTCTTCTATCTTAGGATCAACAGATGTTATTATTTCAAAGGCATCTAAAACCTGTGCTTCATCCATTTCAGCAAGTATATCAAATAATGTTGTAGCTTTTATATAAAAATAAGGAGATCTTTCTAGATATTTGTTTTTCATAATACCTACATCCATAAATCTTTTATTAAAAGTATCTAATTGAACCCTATCTAAAATCTTAGTAAGATCAAATGTTCCTTCAATAATATTAAAATGAAAACTTACAATTTCACGACCGCCTTCAACCTTTACCAATCTTGAAAATACCTTTTCAGTAGATATCTTAAATGTTATTTTTGCTAAATTAGGCAATCTATTAATAATAGATTGTAAAAAGAAAATAGAATTAGGTTTAAAATTAGGATTAGGTAATAAATCCTGGTCTACGGTTTTCTTTAGTTCAGCTCTTAAAAATGTAGATTTTTTTATTGCCTTTTGAAAATCTTCCAATGACACTATAAATTGTGAATCTTTTGTAGATTCATTCTTACATTCTTTTTTTACTTTAGAAATAATAAGACCATCAACATAATCATTCTTATATAGAGTAAACGCAATATGCGTTGGTATATCTAATTCAAAGTGGTTATCAATTAACATCATTGCTCATCTGTTTTTCTAATACGTTTATTGCATTTTTTAATTCAGATGGCATGTGCTTCATTGCTTCTTTAAAATCACGTTCTCCTATTTCATTAATCTTTAGATACATTTCTAAAGCTGCAGGATTAGGATCCCATTTCTTTACTTTCTTAGAGGCTTTAGTTTTAGTATAAATAAAACCCGGTACCCTATTAAATTTTGATGCAACCATTCTCCATGCTTCAGCTTGTCCTACAGGATCAATCTTCAGTGCATTAAACATATTTGCTTGTATAGGAAATTTAATACTCATAAATCTATTAGTCATAAAAGAGTTTTTAGATTTATCATAACCTTTTAATTTTTCCCATTGCTGATCTCGACCAAACAAGACCTTTATGTAATCAAATAATTTCATTACCTTTTATTATTTATATGATGAGTAGTTGTGTTTGTTTTATTTACAAGGATAAGTTTCCCTAATAAATTCGCGTTTATTATCTTGTGTTAAAAGTAAATCATTAAAGATGACTGGCAGTTCTTCTTGGCTTGACCTACTTGGATGAACATATGTTAACATTGCATTTTTCATAGTTTCTACATGAGGAGCAAATGGATGCATATTTTGTATATTATCATTTAATGTATTATCACTGATATACATGTCACTTGACATTGTTATAAAATATCTTATCTTTCTTTCTTGGTGTAATTTAAGTAATTGTATAGAATATAAATGATCTTCACCGTTTGGTATTTCTTCATCCATTTTTTCTACTGCACTTAATCTACTTTGTAATAATACTCTATCAAAGTTTGCAGGATGATCATGATTTACCCAATGACCTTCACCTGGTCCATGTTTTTCTCTTTTACATAATGATAATCCCCATACACAACCCCAATATTGATTTTCTTCACCAACAGTAAAATGATGACCGCCTCTTTGATCATGATCAACAACATCTAATGGGTGTAAACCTAAAGCATCTAGGTTAGGATATTGTTCAATATGATTAGCCATTGATATACCGAAGGTTGGATATAACCAATCATCACCATCAAGCTGAGATACAAAATCCGCATCACTTTCTAAAAATAAATCTCTACATGAGTTTTTACCTTTTCCAGGTTTACCATTACTTAAGGTTCTTACAATCTTAAATGGAAATTTTTCATTAACAACCTGTTCCCAATATTCTTCATTAGTTGTATTTACTACAATTAGTGGTTCTATTTCAACTCTAGAATCTGGTCTTAACGTTTCAATTGATTTTACCAATCTTCTTAGCTTATCAATTCTATGGTGAGTAAGTAAGCATACAAGTATTTTGTATTTTATAATCATATTAGAATATTTTCCCCTTTGTTGTTTTGTTTGTTATAAATGACATATCATTAGAATCATCACTATCACCTTTAAAGAAACTTGCTTTAAATGCAGAATTATCATCACCATCATATTTAGTTCCTTCCACTAGTTTTTTCATTGTTGAAACATTAGGTAATACTAATTCATTTATATTTATTTGAGACTCAACAGATCTGAACATTTCATCTAATATACCTTCTGGGATAGTATGAGAACTAAGAACCATTAAATTAACATTTGATTTTAGGTTAGCTATAATTTGCTCTCTGTTCATATGTTTAGCCTTCATATGCCTAATAAGTATATTAGCTAAATCAGTAATATAACCGTTATCATATAAATACATATGAGATAATGAACCGTGTTTATCCTTGAACTCTTGTATGATAGCACCTGCCTTAGCTTCACTAATACCATACCTTCTAGGTTTGCCATTCTTCGGTGTAGATATATGCCAATATGCCGGAGGTACATTATCACCAGAGTCACCCGTTAGAACCTTTCGGAAACGGAAATCCTCAGGGTCTACTTCTACAACGGAAACTTTCTTTTTGGAAATAATAGATGAAAGTAGTTTTTTAGATTGTGACTCTGGTGAAGATGATGTTTTTAATACATCAAATAAATCAGTAGATGTTTGTTTTTCATCAGAGGATAACCATTCTGAAAATCCTTGATAAGTATATAATTTTTTATGAGCAGGTGAAAATAATATTGTATGGGTATTATTAGTTTTACTTTTGTTTACTAATTGAACTAAATCCTTGTCACCAGTAAACATAATAACGGATTTATCATTAGCTAAAGATTCTGTATTCCATGCATACATTAAATCATCACCCTCTGCTCCATCAGTTTTAGAATAAATAACACCTTGTTTAATTAATAATTGAGTAAATTCTTCAGTAACTTTAGAAAAGTTTGCCCAGTTAATTGATGTATCTTGTTTACGATTACCTTTATATTCTGCTTCCGGGTAAAAATCCTTTCTCCATGATCTTGAATCAATAGTCCATACGACCTTATCAATAAGGCCTTCAAATAATCTAATTTGATATGCAAAATCTGTTGCAAGTTTTCTCATAAAGACGATAGCGTCTTCATCAGTTCCTAGCATTTCTGATTTTTTTGATTTTCTTGGTAAAACGTATAGAGTTCTAAAAAGAAAATAATTACCGTCTATTACGAACGTATGCCTTCCTGTTTTTCTCATATTATTGTATTTAATATAATAATAACAAATTTTAGTTATTACTGAAAGTAGATTTTAATGTTTTTTCTTCGCATTCTTCCTTTGTTAGTTTTTGTTGTCTAAGGTGATAATACCTACTAACAGCTGCCCCTAAGCTGTAATGATTAGGAAACTTTTTTATTAATGCTTCTAAGAATTGTGATCTCATACTCCATTTAATATTGATTGCAGTTCATAAATACACGCAAGCATTGATACTGCAGGATCAATTACTTGTTGTCTTTGGGATTGATATTTAGCAACTGTTATAATTACTTGTGGTATAAATTGAATATATGATTCTCTTTCTTGTTGAATAAAATCTATAAATTCTGCTCCTAAAGAAGATAGAACATCATCAGATCTATTTGCATAATTAGATAACATATATTGATAATTCTTTACAGGATCAGTTCCATCTATAACCAAATCATAAATATCTTTATATACTGAACTAAATTGTTTTATATCTTCTACTGTAATTTTATCTTTACCTTGTGATTGAAAACCTTGCAATTGATTTAACATATTTCTTAAATCTGGAAATTTTCTTTTTACTAATTCTACAGCTGCATGTTTATCAATATCAACACCTTCTTCTTGGCAGATTTTTAGAATCCTCATAATGTAATGTTTCATTATTTCAGTTTCTTCTTCTTTAGAAAAATCAAAATCAATCATTTCAAATCGTGATTGAATTGGATCTGGTACTTTATTAATATAATTACATGTTGCTACGAATCTTGCATTTGTTGCAAATTGATCCATAGTAGCTCTTAGTGCTTTAAAGAATTGATCCGATACACCATCAATCTCATCAAGTATAATTACTTTCATTTTCCCTGGCTCATCCATTATTGAACGATTAGCACAGAAGTCCGTTATTCTATTTCTTACAATATCAACCGACGTATCAGTAGAAGCATTAATATAAAGATAAGGGTGTTTAAAATGTTTAACTAATACTTTAGCAGCAGATGTTTTTCCTGTACCTGGACTGCCGTGTAATAATAAATGTTGGTAAACACCTTTACTTAATTTCTCACCTACTCTTTTAGGTGTGATTAAATCTTCTAATGCTTTAGGTCTATATTTCTCTGTAAGCAAAATGTTTTGTATGTTCCGCATGAATTTGTTTATTTTTATATGCAAAAATATAAGATTGTTTACATATAGAATAAATATTAAAATAAGGTTTATTGTGCAAAAGAGAAGAAGTATTAGAAAGATTATCCAAGAACCACTATCAGTAGAACACAAGACTAATATACAAAGAAGAGATACAGATAGAGGCCCAATAAGAAATACAAATAATCAAGCAATTAGGACAGCAATTTCAAAAAATGTAAATCTAAAAAACTCAGCTTTAGATGTAAAAGATCTTATTGTTAAATATGCAACTGTTCCTAGATTATTTTCAGGTGAGACTATTTATATTATTGGAGGTGGACCGTCATTAAAAAACTTTGACTTTAAGAAATTAAATGGTCGTAGAACTATTGCTATTAATAAAGCAATTATTTATAAATGGGATGCTGATGTTCTTTATTGGACTGATGGTAGATTTTATACTTGGTTTAAAAATGAAGTTGATAATTTTAAAGGTTTAAAGTACGCACTAAAACCAGGTTCTCAATATACACATGATATAAAAGTATTAAAGAAAGGTAAACCTTATGGATTAGAAACTGATCCTCAATCGTTAGCGCATGGTTTTAATAGTGGATATGCTGCAATTAATTTAGCATATCACTTAGGAGCTAGTAGAGTTATCTTATTAGGATTTGATATGGCTAATGATGGAAGAGAAAGTCATTTTCATGATGGGTATCCAACTAAAGGAGCTGGGAATAAGATTTATACAGATAAATTTTTGCCTGGATTTAAACAACTTAATGTTGAATTAAAAAATAGTGGAATGACAATATTAAATGCTTCACCTTATAGTAAGCTAAACATATTTCCTAAAATTACAATAGAGCAAGCATTAAGCTTTAGCTGATCGTTTAGCATAAGTCATAAACTCTCTTTGTTCTTTTTTCAGGAGGTGTTTACAGTGTTTAGTAAATTTAATAGATGTATCTATAATTCTACCATCTACACTTCTGTTCCGTGAGTTATGGGCTTTAGAACATTTGCTACAAACAAAATTCTCTACCTTTTTAGAATCCATTCTAGATTTAATAGGAACTTTACATATTCCACAATTCCATGCAATAAGATCTGCTGACTTTTCTAATTCTTTAAGTGTAGTAAAGGTTTCTCTAAAAGGATTCCATATAGCTTTATTAACATTCTTTTCATGGCCATTCATATCTTCTACTTTAAAGATAACTTCAAAAGCTTGGGTATCTGAATCTAGCCATTTCATATGACGGTTATTTAAAAGCAATTTTTGCTTCAAAGGCGGCAGGTTTTCTAGAAGAATACCATACCGCCTTTTATACCATCCAAAGTTTATTTTACGAACTTTATACATAAGGTTTTAATTTAACAGTTGCAACACGTACAATCACATGATTTGTTACAGCCACAGTTTTTACATTCACATTTCATATTAATAATTATTTTTGAGCTTCTTTGATTTTTAATTCGAGATCAGCTATTGTTTTCTTAACATCAGCTATGTCATCTTCAATGTCTTCAATATCTACACCCATTCCACCATACTCGTCCTCGTCATCATCTTCATCACCTTGCTCTGCTGCACTAAGCTGAGTTTGTAATATACCTAATTCTTCCTTTTCATCTTCAAGTTGTTTCTTTAACTTTTCAACTGCTTCATCACTGCCTCCCCCATCTAATTCATCGGCTTTAGCTTTAAGCTTCTTGTATAATGGATTTTTAGGATCACTTAATATTGAAGCAACTTTAACTTCACGGCCTGTTACTGGATTCTTTACCATCTTTGCCATGAATTCATCTTTAGACGCTTCATTTATATACTGTTCAAATAATTTTATATGTTTCATAGTTATATGGTTTCTCTTAATCTTGAAAATTTCTGAGCAATAGATTCATTTACATAATTATAGTTATTTCCTAGTTCTAATAATTCTGCTTCTAATAAAGAAACAAATTTAGGATTCATAAATCTTTCTTCAGATTCTTTTTGTAATGAAGCAATCTTATCTTTAAGCTTTACTGCTTTTGGGCTAGCAGGATCTTCTTCTTTATCTAAAAGATCTTGAAATCTTTTAATAATATCTGCTTTAGAGTTTTTACCATCTTTGGGTCTAGTTGTAGAATCTTTACCTTTATCATCTACTTTAGTATCATCTACTTTAGTATCATCTACTTTAGTATCATCTGCCTTTTCAGCATCAGCTTTTTCTTTAGCTAATCTTTTTTCCTTTTGTTCTGGAGTTTCTTTCTTTTCTTCTGTTCCACCCTTTCCAAATGCAGGACCATCATCAGTTTCTTTTTTCTTTGCAGTTGATTCATAATCTGCTAATGCCTTTTGTTGACCTGCAGCATCTGTTGCTAATTCCTTTTGTTTAATCTTTAATTGTCTAGCTTCTTCTCCATCAGCAGCCTTAAGCGCAATTTGATTAGCAGCTAACGCAGCTTTAGTTTTAGCTAATTGAGCAACTCTTTTTAAACCTGTAGTTGTAGCAAGATCAGACATTCTTTGAGCTACATTAGATGCAGCATCTTTTAGTGCAGCATTTTTAGCTTTATTTGCCTGATTTAAAATTTCAAGCTTTTCTTTAGGTAAATCATTAGCTTTACCTTTTTCTTTTCTCTTTGCATGATCTACATCATTAAGCGCTTGTGCTACTTTAGCTTTTTGATATTTCTTTGCATTGTTTTTAATCTTTTTCCACTTAATTGGATTCTTAACGGCATCTATTAGTGCTTCGTTAACAAATTCTGTATATGTCTTTAATTTTGCCATGATCTATTATTGTTTTTAATTGTTTTATATATTAAAGCAGTAAGAACAAAAAAGCCACTCCGAAGAGTGGCTTTCTATATAAAGTATTAAATAAAGTTTCTATTAGATAATAGAAGCTCCACCAGTGAACGTAAAGCCCATTGTGTAATACATTAACTCAGGATTGAATCCAGCATCTACTAAAGCAAATCTAGATTTAACCGCGATTTTAGGAGCCATAGTTCCTTCTGCGATTGTTTCTACTGATTCAGCCATTAAGTAAGGCATAAATACTAATCCAGGAGAGTTACCATCACCTTTACGACCTACTGCTATAGTATAGTCATTAAAAGCTCTGTTAGGATCTACATAGATTGTTACCCCAGCAATTGCACCGATTGGATATAAAGATCCACCAGCTTGGTTAACTGTATTAGATAACGGATATGCAATAAATCCAGCTACAGATTGAAGAGCAGTTGCCATTTCTCCACCTGTTACTGCAAATGATGCAGGTCCTCTTCTTCCTCTAGTAGCAATTAAGTTACTTGCAGCAAGAATTTTAGTATAGATTCTACGTTGTAGATCTCCTTGTGTGTTTCCACCTTGTCCAACTAGCGTTGCAGCACCAACAGCAACTACCTGAGCAACATTTGTTGTATTATTAGCAGTTAACGTAACGTTATTTGCAGCAGCAGCAGCTGTGTTGTATGCATCAGATAACATAGTTCCAGAAACAGCTTGGATATTTACAGCATTTGTAGTTCCATTTCTAAAGATTCTGTCTAAGATGTATTTATTGATAGATTGAGTTAACTCATTTACCAATACAGCTTCAACTTGAGCAACAGCATCAATTCCGAATTGCTTCAGATCTTGAACTTGTTCTCTAGTCACAGCAGCAGCAACTTGGAAAGTTTCAGCAGCTACAGACTTGTTGAATAAGCTTAGTCCCATAACGTTATCAACAGTTGATTCACCTACACCTCTTAAGTAAGGATCTAAACCGTTAGCATTCTGGTTAGCAAAAGCAGGCCCGCCAGTAGCAGGATCATTTGCAGGTTGAAAAGCATTACCAGAGAAACCAGAAATATGATCTTCTAGAGCTTTTACTAAACCTAACTGAGAACCACCTTGAGCAGTTGCAGTTACTTGAGCAACAGCGTTAGTACCAGCAATACCGAATCCTACGATTGCAGCACCTAATGCAGGTCTTACTCCGTTTACTCTTGCTAAACCGTATAATCTTCCAGCTTGTACAATTGAATTGTAAATAGTTCCAGAAGCAGTTTCAGCACCTTGAGCATAATTGAATCCAGAGTTTCCTGCAGTTCCAGCAGCAACATTAAGTGCTGTTGTATTTGCTCTTACTCTAAATATTTGTAATCCGTCTATTCTTGAAGCACCTACGTAAGTTAATTCGTAAGCAGCACCTACAGCCTGAGCTACAGTTGGAACAGCGATTGGATCTGCATAATAAAGATCATTTACTGCAAAAGCAGATGCATCTGTATTAGCTACACTAAATTTAATTAGTAATGGAGCAGCAGTAGTATCTAAAGCGCCGTTTAATGGAGCTCCTGATCCTCTACCTCCACCATATACAAAGTCTAGGTAAGTTAAAACTCCCATTGGGCCTTGCATTGGTACTACAGGTACTAAGTCTAAACCTACAGTCTGAGCAGCTACTTGCATTGCAAGTGGTAGCAAAGAAAAAGGTCTGTCACCAGATCCAGCAGCTTGTGCTGGGAAAGCATTCATTGATCCAGGGTTTCCTGGCAATGTTACGTTCCCCATACTTTGAACATTCATGTTCGGGTTAAGGTGTACAGTATTGTAAACACTCTCATTAAGGTTATGGTAATGGCAGTACTTAGACATCCAAGATAACTTAGACTTTTCAGTAATTCCAGTACTTTCCTCAATAACAGGTCCCCAAGTCTTTTGAACCTCAGCCTCGTTGATTAATTGATTTGCGTACATTTTTTAAAATTATTTTTCGCATTTTGTGGAATACTATTAATATTCCGTTTTTAATCGCCTGAGTCCTTTTCTTCTTGACTATTCGATTATATTGTTTAGATTAAATGATTATCTATTTAATCTGAATTTCATTTTTTGAATTAAATCTGCTGAATAGCTTTCATTTAATAATGGCTCAGTTTTAGTTTGAGCAGCCTCAGCAGCAGTTTTACTTTCGTTCAGAGTTTCTAAATTCATTTGAGTATCTCTAAGATCTCTTGTTTGCCAAAAGTTATTAATGGCATAAGGAGTACTTAACGAATGGAATTTAGATTCTGATATGATTTGTTCTTTTCTATTTTCAGAAAGAGCATTCCATTTATCAGAATACTTTGATGGCATATCATTAATAAAGTTAATTGCCTTTCTTTCAGTTATAAAACATGAATCCCAAACATTCTCTGCTTGCACAGTTGACATGATTTGATTTGAATTCATTGATTCAACTAATAGAACTTTTTTGTCATCAGCCAAAGAATCAAATTGATTCTTTTTAGATTCTGATAAGAAATTCATAAAGTGCATTTCAGAAACATTCTTAGCTTCAGCCTTAGAAATTAAACTTTCTAATTTTTCACTAATAGTATCTTTGTAAGATTTCTTTTCTTCTTGCATACACTTATCGCACATTTCCTTTATTGCGCCTTTGTCAGCATCAGGATATTGTTCGCATACTTGTTCGTATTTCATACCTTCTCCCATACATTTAGAAACTTCTTCCATAGTTGGAGTATATCCTTCTTTCATTTTGCCATATTCATTAACAGCAGATTCATTAATTGATGTTCCTTCAACAGTATTTGCATTTTCAGCAATATACTCCGAATATTTAATAGACTTAGTTAAATTTTCACCAAGATATTCTGAATAAGCAATATTCTTATCAACAGTTTCAGCAACATATTCTGAATAGTCAATTCCTTTTTCTAGTTTTTCTCCTAAATAATTAGAATACTCAATTCCTTTGTCTGCTTGTTCAGCAACATGCTCAGTATATTGAATAGAACTATCTAGTTCTTCTCCTAAATAAGAAGCGTAATTTTTAATTTTATCTATATTCTCTGCTAAGTAGTCAGAGTGAGATATACTCTTGTCAAGATTTTCTGATAAGTATTCAGTATAATCAGTTACCTGATTTACTTTCTCTGCAATATGCTCAGTATATGTAACTAGTTTTTGTAATAGTTCATCACTGTTTGAGTTAGCAGATTCCTTAACACTGTCTAAAGTATCTTTTACATATTCAGTGTACTTATTGAAATCCTCAACAGTTACAAAATTTCCGGATGTATTTTCCATTGTTAGATCTGTTTTATTTGTTTTATTTATTTCTTCTTTAGTATCTTCCATTTCATAAATGTATAAACCTTCAGTATCACCGAATCCATAAGATTCGTTTACCTTTGATAATTCAGCATTTTCAAATCCAGGATCTGCAACTAAATCATACGTAAAGAATTTTTTAATTTTAACCTTTCCAGCTTCATCAACTGTTCCAGCTGCTCTACTAGAAATATGTAATGGAATACCATCTTCTATTAATGCTTGAGCTTCTTTACCTTTTGAAGTATTTAATAATCTTATTCTTCCTAGAACTTGTTTCTTATCTTTATCGTATTCTAAATCTTCGATAACGTGAGATACATTTGATAGGCTAATGTCAAAATCTTTAGGGTGATCTAATTCACCTAAAAGTTTATTTGTTTTAACTTTTTCTTTTAGTTCATTAATATGAGGAAGAACTTCAGCTTCTTCATAAATTCTATTGTTTTTATTCTTTACTCCGATCTCAGTAAATACACCTTCAAGAACAACAGAGCCATCGGCATCCTTTGTCATACTTAAATTAGACTTAGATCTTTCTAGAATTAAAAGTTTCTTATTTGACATCTTTCTAGTTATTATTTGTTTTATATATTATAACTCTTATTAGTTTTTAGATTCCAGCTAATGGGTCATCATCTATACCATCATCTTTCTTCTCTGGCTTAAAATCTTTAGGATTAGCGCCTAAAAGAATCTTTTCAATATCTTCGTTTTTATATCCCTCTGCTTCTAAGTCAGTACGTTCTTTAGCACGAGCGTTTGCTTTAATATCATCGCGTGTAAATCCACCATATCTCTTAATTAAGAATCCTAAATCAAAATATGGTATTTCTTCCATTTCAGCAGTCATTGTACTTAATTGAGTTTTCATATTACCAATAAAATCAACACGCTTTGTCTGTAACTCCATTTCTTTCATTTCTTCAAATACATTATCTTTCATAAAGTTTAATCCTAAACCGGCTTTAAATGCAATATCATTTTTTAATTCAGGATGATTAAGACACATTTGTAGATACATTGGCTTAACTAATATTTCTTGCCATATTGATCTTAATCTTGAAATAAACCTTCCAAACTTAATTTCATCTCTTAGCATACCACTTGCTTCCATATCATAAGTATTACCACCTTCTCTATCAAACCTAGAAAATGGTATCTTAGAAGCTAATTGTAATTTATCAGAGAAATATTTTAAAGATTCAGTATCACCTAAATCAGGACCATCCCCACCTATTGTTTGAATTTCTGGAGCATCGCCATCTTTAGAAGGTAACCAGTATTCTTTATTAAACGGCATCATTGGTTTACCATTTGTTTGAATCTCACCACTCTCAAAGTTAAAGTCTACAACCTCACGATATGAATTCATTAATGTTGCTAGAGATTGTTTTGCTCTGGTTTTTGATTTACCACCAACAGGTATTGTAAATTGTGTTTTAAATGAAGCATTAGATACTGCCCAGATAATTCTACTGTGTTCCATTATTCTTAATAGATTAAAAGATCTTATTAATCTTTCAACATAAGATATTCTCATTGGAGAATTAACTTGTGAATATGAAATATAAATTATTTGAGAATCCCATAATGTTCTCTCCTTTGCCCCTTCGCCTTTATATTGAATCCAAACTTTTTTACCATCATCAGTATCAATACCTGGCATTAATGATATAGGATCTAATTCTTTAAAACCAATAATCTCGGTTTGCTTATCATTATAAACTATTTCAAATGCAAGATATCCATCGATTAGCCATTTTCTAAAATAATTCCATGGAGCAACTGAATCATTAAATCCGAAGTAATTATAGATATTATTATATACATCAGCAATCTCTTCTTCAATTGATTCTCCAATATGACCATTAAAGTCTGCATAAGCCATGTAATTAGATTCATCAAATACAATTGCTTCATCAGTTAATACATCTAAGATATCCTCTATTTCATCTTGTACTGCAAAGGTTCTAAGTTGGTCTCTTTTTCTGGTGTAGTCTTGGTCGAAAAATGCAATATTTTTCTTCATGTTAGTATCAGTCAATGATAGCGCAGCAAATGCACCATACATATCATCACCATCTGAACCCATAGGATTAAATGAATAACCCATTTGATTTTCAGTAAAACCTACTGCTCTAGAATTACGAATGATCATATCATCATAAGCCATTCCTAAATTAGAAAGATCTTTAAGAAGCTTTCGTACTGGGTTCCCTGTACTTAAAGGACCTCTTCTATCTGTAAAACCTGCCATATTCTTATTTTTTATTATTTTATATATTCTTGTAGTATAATGATTGTGCCTCGTTTATATTTCCACCATAAAAATCACTTTCATTATTAACTGCGCCAACATGCCAATCCTCATATCCTAAGACATAAGGGTTTTTCATTTTCTTTATTATATACTGTCTTGTACAGTAAGTTAAATTATATTTTCTACCAAATGCTCTTTTTACAAATTCCCACCTAAATGCAGTAATAGGTGCCTGGGCTTTAGGATTACCTAATGCACTACCTTTAAGTAAACCAGCAATTTGGCTTTTTAAAGAAACTGTCAATTCAGTTAAAAAAGGTATTCTTGCTTCATACGGCATATAATGTAAATTAATACCTAACTGATGCCCATTATCAGATTCTCCTAAACCTATAACTAGCGGGTGTGAGTCATAAAAAGCCTCATCTTTAGTATAATAATAAAAACTATACATTTGACCAGGATTTAAAACACCATCAGCCTTTGCAGAAATTCGAGGTATATCTATTTGTGATTTTTTAGATGCACGATTTCTACCTTTATTTTCAGTAAGGTAAATTTCTAAGTCTTCTGTGAATGTTCCTATTAATGCCATTAGAATAATTTTGAGTCTTCAGTTAATAGCATTACTTTACAATTTCTTTCTTTTGCCATTTTATTTAATGCGTTTTGTTTACACAAATTTCTAACATACGATTCATAGGCATATTTAAAATTCTTTAATGCCTTTGCAGTTTTTCTTTTTGGTTCCTTAGGTTTTTGTAATTGAGCCTTAGGTTTTATTTCTACTACATATTCTTCTGTCTTGTCTCCTTTTTTCATTTTAAAGAAAAAGTCAGGATAATACTTATGAAACTTATTATCTAACAAATTAAAATAAGGTATAGAGAACGGTTCTGATATCCAGTAAATCACATCCATATTATGATCACACCAATAACAAAATTTTCTTTCCCAACTACTTCTATATATGATTGGACCTTCTCCTCTGTACTTTTGAGGGTATTTAGGTTTATAATAACCTTGTTTAAATCCAGACTTTGAAGTAGGCTTTACCTTCTTTATACTCATTCACTATTTTATATTGTATAGATTCCTTCACTATCAGCACTACCGTTAATTGAAACAGTGCCATGATATTTCTTTGGGTGTAATTTATTCCAACCTTTTGCAAATCCTCTTTTTGCTATTTCAGTAAAATAAGCAAATGCATTAGTACTTTTTTCAGGATTAAAATTTCTCCAATATCTATAAAGATCCATATAAGCATAGGCAATACAATCTTGCCTATCTTCTGGGTTTCTGTATGTTAATTTTCTTGAACACTTATCAGCTAGTAACATTAAAAATTCTAGTGCCTTCGGTGTCAGTTCTCCTAATTCTTTTGATAAAACAATTTGATCGAGGAGGTCTCTGTTGTTTAGGTAATTTCTTTTTCTTGCCATTAGCTTTGATTTATTTATTATTATATACAAGAAAGGACCGATTGTTTAATTCAATCGGTCCTCTAATTATTATTAGATGTAGAGTTACTATTTAAATCTTAACTTCTAAATCGCCTTTTGGCATTACTATACTTTTTCCATCTTTAGGAACAATTACACTTAACATATCATCATCGCCTAGTGAAGCATATTCTTCAGCAGAAACTAATACTTCTTGTTTCTTTTTTAAGCCATTACCGTTCTTTTTAACTAATGCTTCTACGAAACCATCATTTAAATAGTCGTCTTTACTTTTTTTTTCAGAAATATATGAATCAGCTAATTCTTTTTCTTTTCCTTTTAACTCTTCAGCTAATAAATTTAAAGCTTCAGTTAATTCTTCAGTTTCACCTAACTTCTTAATAGCGGCTTCAACTTCAGATTTCTTTTCTTCTAAGAAAGAAATAGAATCAGTAAGATCTTTTCTTTTGTTTTCATCAATTGCCTTTTCATTATTCTCTGCAATTAATCTTTCAGAAAGAATTGGAGAAACATCAAAGTTAATAAATTCTTTTACTATTTCAACAGTTTCTGTAGCAGTATCAATTTTTGACATTTCATTTAAGTTCATTCCAGGATTTACTTTATTAATGTATATACCTTCATTTACTCCGATCATTGTTAAAAATACATCAGCAAATTCTTGATTTTGAATAGTTGTAAAATTATCCATTTCAGCAATCATATCGACTGATTCAAAGAATTTACAAATTTTATCATTTTGCCATTGGTTTCTGTATCCTGAGAAATTAGTTGCCAATAAAGATTCCTTTAATTCAATTATACTATAATTAGTCATATCAATTTTACCCATCGTTAAAGTACCTTCAGTAATGTTGTATTCTAATGATTTACCGTTTTCTCCATGTAATGAAAGAATGTTTCCATTTCTTGAGAACATAGCTAAACCTTCAGATACATCGAAGAATCTTGGATCAGTTACATTAGCTTCAGTAATGTCGGTTCCATTATAAGTATAATTCTTTCCGTGTAAGTTAAATGTTAATCCTTCTTCAGATTCTAATACTGGAGAAAGCACAGATACAACTTTACCATTTGCAGTAGATGCAACCTTTTGATCTTCAGCATTCATTTCATTTACTATTTGCTTAGCATCTGTTGACCATGGGTGCTTTGCAGCAACAACAGCAAATTTAGATTTTACATCTGATTCATTTAATAAAGAAACTAAATCTGAATTAAATGATTCTATTAGTTTTCCTTTTTGATTTTCTGTTCTTGCAATAGATTCACTAATTCTAAATTCCCATTTAGCATTATTATATGATTCCATTATATACTCTCTCAATTCAGAAATTGGATTTAACCAAGTTGATTGAGCTAATTTAGTATATAAGTTTCTTGCAATTTTAAATTTAAGATCTGGGCTAACTGAATTTTCTAACTCTTCACTAATAGCAGAAAGATCTGCATTTTTCAGTTTCATTGGAAATGCAGTTATTGCATTTTCCAAAATCGTTAAAGATTCTTTAACAGAATACGAAACTCTGGAATTGTCATTATCCATTGCCTTTAGTCCATTAATACTATCCACAACGTTTTCGTATAGGTCTGTTAATGTAAATTTCATTTTGTTATGATTTTTTTGTTTATTATTATTTTCAGTGTATATATCGGATTGATCTGGCATGCTTTCACGATACTTTGAAATACCGCTCATTGCCATTTGTTGTGGAATTCCCATTCCTACCAAAATTGTCATGACTTGTTGATCTGTCATAGATCCACTATGATCAATTTTACCATCATTATCAATATCTGACATTCTACCACTTTGGCTAAACAATACATGAATTATATCCATTAATTGCTGGCTTGGTTGATTTAAGTAAGGAGCAGACGTATTTACACCAGGTTGAGCATCAATTGCCCCATCTGCATAAACTTGTGTTTGTCCTTCGTTGATTGTGTTTTCCATATTACACTATTTGATTTGTTTTATATATTATAAGTCTCTTTGATTAATTGTTTGTCACTTTCCAAAGCCATCATCTACACTTCCTAGTCCTGATTCATCTACCTTTGGGATCCTATCTGCGTTCCTGTAATTTAAGCTATCCAACGATTCAGGTACAATTGGGGCAGATGATACTGATGTATCTATATAAGGACCGCCTGTTTGTATAGCATCTGGATTAATGTATCCTTTATTACTAACTAATCCACTAGGTTGCATCTTTAAAATACTTTCACTTGTGTATTCAAATTTCTGAAATATTCCACCAAAGAAAATGCCTAATTCATTATTAGAACCTGATCTTAACATACCAACCCCTTGAGCATTAGGATTTGCTTTTATAGCAGCTCTTGTCATAAGACTTACTTCAGGAATTAAAATACCACTTTCAAATACTGGCATAAATGATTGCACCTCTATTGGAAATGTTACACTCCATTCTTTTTTATCATTTAATTGGAATTCAAATAATCTGTTTTGTGCATAATCTTCTGGGACTGCAAATGTTCCTGCAACTCTCATCATACCTAAATCAATTTGAAATAAAGTATTTTTATAAATCTTACTCATTAAAGATTCTGTAACCTTTAACATTTCTAAATTAGATGAACATACAACAGTACAATCAAAAGACATATTAAGTGGAAGAAAATTTGTTTCCATTGAAAAAGTCTTTAATACACCTTCCCATTCTTGTACAAACTCACTTCTAGCGAACTTGTTTGTTTGGCTACCTGAATCTATGGATATTCCAGTTAACTGTATAATACCTCTTGGTACTACTTCATAATCACCGATAGCTTTACCTTTTGCTTCTGCATCAAACAAAAAATTATCCATTAAAAATCTACCGTCTCCTGTTATTGAATAATAAAAAGGTACTGATATTTTCTTTAGATTATCTTCATCTACTTGGTTATAATAATAAACTTTATCTTTTAGCTCGGCTAAAAGAGCTACTATAATATAACGCAGTATAGTGTTGTCTTTATTAAACTCTTGATTATATGCTGACATTAGTCATTTTTAATTTTTCTTGTATTATATTTATCCAATAGTTTCAATTGTAAATTCACTAAAGCCTGCATCTTTTGTAATTTCTAACTTTTTATCAAAATATTCACTAGGCAATACTGTATGATTAATCACAAATGTATTTAAACCTATATCTTGTATAGTATCATGTAGGATATTAATTATATGATATACACCATCAGAATCAATTGAAGAAAATATTTCATCTAAGAATAAAATGTTTAAAGATGGAAACCTGACTTTAATCATTTTCATTAAAGCCATAATAATTACAAAGTCTACCTTTTTCTTTTCACCTGTACTTAATGTCTTTGGGCTAATCTCAGTTCCTAGGTGGTGAAGTGTACAATTAAATTTATCATCAAATTTTATACCAAAAGGAATTCCCATTTCCCTACCCATTAAAAGTATATGATTATTAAAAGAAGGCAAGATAGATCTTACTGCTAAATTTTTAATTCCGCCTTCACCCATTAAGTTTTCAAGTATGGTTAAATAATAATCTTCACTTTCACTTTTTAATTTACCAGACGACTTATCATCTTTACGAACTTTAAAATCTTTTACTAATTGCTTTAGGTTAGTTGATGAATCCGATTCATCTTTATCAGCTATTTTAATTAATTCAGATTTTAGATTTTCCATTTCAACTTCTAAACCACCTAGCCTTTCATATATGTCTCTACCTTTGTGCCTTAAATCTGTTAACTTAGTAACTGAATCTTCATACTCTTTTTTAATATTAATAAATTCTTCTTCTAATGTAATAAGAGACTCTTCTTTTTCTTTTTTAATATCTAAGTGAAAATCAGAAGTAAGTGGAGCTGTACATGTAGGGCATGTAGAATTTTCAAATAATTTTAAATCACTTTTTATATTTAAAATTTTATGCTGTAGTGTAGAATGTTCTGAGGCTTTATTTCTAGATGCTAAATCTAATTCCTCCAATTTTTCTTTTGTCTTTGTAGTAAACCCTTTTAATTTTTTTCTTCTTTCATTTAACTCAACTAAATCAGTTTTTAGTTTAGTAACTTTAGATTTATCTTTTTCTGCTGTAAGTAATTCAATTTGTTCTATCTTGTCATAAACAGATCCAATAGATTCATTAAGAGTTCTTATTTCATCTTCATAAGTTCTTATATCCTCAATAATACCTCTGCGTTGTTCTTTAACTAATTCAGCCATTTCATTAATAACTGAAAAACCAAATATCTTATCTATAATTCTTTTCTTATCATACGGTGACATTGTAATAAAAGATTTAAAATCATTAACCGAAAGAATAATTACATTCTTAAAAACGTGATAAGGTATTTCATAAATTTCTGTTTCTAAAAATTCTTGTAAGTTTACTTTACCTGCAACATCATATTCAGCACCATTAATTTTAACATTAAAAATACCAGGATTAATACCTCTCTCAATTTCAATTTTATTACCTTTTGATTCTAACCATATTCTTCCATACAGTTCACCATTAACTCTGTTAGGTAAATCTTTTAAGGTTGCCCCTTCTACTTTACCATAACACATATATGTTATTACTTTTGCTAATGTACTTTTACCTGCACCATTACCACCAAGAACTAAATATAAGTTACTCTTATCTTCTTCAAAATCTATAACCTGCAACCTATTTCCATAACTTGCAAAATTCTTAAACTCTACTTTTTTAATTTTCATAGCTTGGTGATATTGTTCTTTTATATAATTCTTGTACCGATACTTTTAATCTTTCTTTTAAATCATCATCATAATCTAAAGAATTAATGTGCTCTGCTGCAATATTCATTAAATTCATTTCACCATTAAAGTCTGATAATTCACCATCCTCAATATCAAACGGATTATCTTCATCATAAATTCTCGGTTCTAATTTTCTAGCTAAACCATCAAGATAGTCCATAAACATATTAATGTTATATTTACCTAGTACATTTGAAGGTATAAAGATATCTACAAAATTATCTTTTATTTCTTTTTCAATATCTTCCATTCTCATTTCCAATATTTGATTAATATAATACCTAAGAAAAACTGGACTTTGTTTATTTTCAAAAAACTCATGTTTACCAGTTTCTAAGTCTAATACATAAATACCTTTTTGATTATCTCTATCAGATCTAGTCATTTGATAAGGATTACCTACAAGAATAAAATTTTCTTTATCTTGTCTATAATGAATATGACCAGAATAAACTCTTTTGAATCTTTTAAATATTCCTACTACATTACCACCTTCATGTAAATGTTTTGTACTAGGACTAATTTGAACACCTTGTGTTTCTGTATGGCAAAACATATAATCAATATCGCCTTTCACAGAATCTATTGTTTCTTTTTCATGTTGATGATCTCTTCTCCATGGCATAAGTAAACATGTAGCATCTTTATATTTTAAAATCTTAGGTTCTTTTAATACATTTACATTAGGTAAATATTTTAAACAGTCAACAGATGAAATTTCATTTGAATTTTTTCTCATTATATCATGATTACCTACAATGATATGAATGTCTGGAAATATTTTACCTAGTTCTTCAAATACTCTAATTGCCAAATCTTGTGCTGCTAAATTAACACTTTGCCTATTATCAAATACATCACCTAAATGGTAAAGAACATCACCTTTCTTATATTCTTTTTTTACTAAAGGTATAAAAAATTTAAAAAAGTAATCTTCAATTATATTAAGCCATAAAACAGAATTTGATCTACAGCCTAAATGTGAATCGGATACCATCCATATTCTTTTTGCCATATTAAAATAATTTTCTAATTTTTCTTTTTTCTAAAATATTGTATTTTTTATCTAGCTCTTCGATTAATTCATCTTTAAATTTATTTGATAATGAATTATAGAACTTATTAGGAAATACATCAAAGTAATCTGAAAGAACACTAAATAAATCTATCCTGGTATACGATGATCCAGTATTTTCTATTATGTAAAAGAATACTTTATTAATTTGTACTTTGTTTAATTTTTTAATAACACCTTCAGGGGTTGCTTCATTTAAATGTTCAAATTCACTACCCTTTATTAATGAATCTATTTTTTCAAACAAAGAATCATAATGTTGCTTATCATCTGGATCCATTCCATCTAACCATGAAGATGAAACTGTAAAGTTTATCTTTTGGCCACCTAAGTCTTGTTCTCCGTATGTATTATTAAAGATCTTATCTTTTTCTACAAACTTTGATTTTTTATCATCTTCCCCTTTAGTAAGAGCTTTTTTCTTTTTTCCCCACATATTATTTTATATTTTATTATTATCCTGATATATCATCGGTTTCCGTTAACCTCATATGTTCATAATCAATATCAAATTTACACCTTGAGCCTTTTCCTTGCCCATCTCTAATTTTTAAAACCTTTAACCAATATTCACGCTCTGCGTGCATTACTGAATCCTGTATTAACGCATACATTACATCAGCAGTATGCGCAAGACCTGCAGATTCTGCAATGTTTTCCATTCTTA